CCTACAGCAGGCTCTCACCCGAAGCCCGCAGTTGTATTACAATTGAAAACGAGGAAATAACCCATGGGATCGAACATACTCTTGCCCTTTCTGATATTATTCCTACTGTCCTGGACATTCATCATCACTGGATACGCGAAGGCGAATACATCAACCCCGGAGATGACCGTTGTAAAAGAGTTATTGATAGTTGGCGCGGTGTTAGGCCTGCTCTTCATTACTCTTGCAGTAGAGAAGACGTACTTATTGGACATGATGAAAACACCAAACCGGACCATGCCTTACTACTTGAAGCAGGATTTAAGAAGCAGAAACTAAGAGCTCATTCAGACTTTTACTGGAACAAACCGGCCAACGAGTGGGCTTTGACGTTTTGGGAAAACTTTGACATACAATGCGAAAGCAAAGGCAAAAATCTAGCTAGTTTTGAGCTATTTGAGCAAGCAAAAGCACTAGGCTTGTAAATACTTGTGTTGCCGTAAGGTACTAGCCCACTCCGGTGGGCTTTTTCATTTAGCGATAAATACTCAATAACGAGGTTAAAAACAATGAGTACTTTTGCTAATGTCAATGTAGGAGCCACAGCTAATGATGGCGCAGGTGATCCTTTACGCACCGCTTTTATAAAAATTGATCAAAATTTCGCCAATATTGCCGACGGTGGCGCTTCTGGTGTGTCTAGCGTAGCAGGCCGTAGTGGTAATGTAGTATTAACTATTAATGACGTAGCTGGCGCTGTAAGTCTAAGCGTATTAAATTCTGCACTTATAGCATCTAATGCTCACGCAATATCTACTATTAACAACTTTACATCAGATGCTGCTGGTGCAATTTATAGTAATGTTGTTGCAAATTTATCAGGCAACATTGCCAACATAGCCGCTAACATTGTTTCTACTTCTAATGCCCTAGCACCGTTAGTAAGTTTCCAAGCAAATCTTACAGCCGCAAATGTTCATATTCAAACATTAGATGCTAACCTGGGTACAGCAACAACCGAGATTAATTCTTTACTAGCAAACACTTCTGGTATAGGTGGTGTTGTTGCTAACTTAGGAACATTAACAAGTACAGTTAATGCATTATCATCGGCACTAACAACAGCTAATACAGGAATGAAGAGTTATGTTGACTCTGTAACTTCCGCTTGGCAAGCAAACTCACACGCACAAGAATCTGAAATTACGTCAATTGGCGTACACCTTGACAGTTTGGATTCTGGATTGTCGGCCGCCAATCTTTCAATAGCACATTTACAAACAGAAATTGATGCCGCCAACGCATCAGTTGTATCATCAAATACTAGAATGAAAACCTATGTTGATAGCGTAACATCAGCATGGCAGGCAAACTCACAAACACAAGAATCTGAAATTACATCATTGAATGCCAATTTGATTACTGTAACTGCCGCGATTGTTACAGCCAATACAGCATTAAAAGGTTACACTGACGACAGTATCATAACAGCCAACTCCGGAATGAAGAGTTATGTTGACTCCCATATTACAACAGCTAACACCGGAATGAAGAGTTATGTTGATTCAGTTACCTCAGCATGGCAAGCAAATTCACAGTCACAAGAATCTGAAATTAGCGCACTCACAGCAGGTGCTACAGCTGCTAATTTATTAATTGCTGTTAGTGCAAGTAACATTACAACATTATTTGGTAATGCCGCTACACAAGCAACTGCACTTACAGCATTACAAGCAAATGCCGCTGTACAAGAATCTGAAATTAACGCAATCAATGCCAACGTAACATCTGCTAACGCAGTTATTGCACAGCATACAACTAGTATTAATAGTTTAAATTTTACCACAGCATCATTGACATCTACCTTAGCCGGTTTACAAACTGGAACAGGATTTGCAAGTGCCGCTGGCCTAGCATCAACTAATGCTAACGTAACAGCAGCCAATATTGCTATCGCAACTATCAATGCTAACGTGGCGGCTGCCAACATTACTATTGCTAATGTACTTGCTTCTTTAACAACTAATGCTGCAATCCAAGCAAATCAAATTACTGGTGCTAACCTTGCAATCGTAACAGCCAACACCGCAGTAGTTAGTTATGTTGATACACTAAACTCTGCAATGATGACAACTGTTAATGCAGCCAATGCAGCCGCAAGAACATTAAATTTAGCAATGGTAGCAAACATAACAGCTGCTAATGCAAAAATTACAAGTATGTCAGCTAACATTGATACATTGTTTAATGAAGTTATTACAGCTAACATTACTGCCATAAGTGTTTTAATTAACGGATGGACACAAACAGGATTACAAACTGCAGGTAACGTAATCGCAGGTAATTTAGTTTCTTCTGGTAGTGTTTATGCTAACGGTAATGTAGCAATGACATCTAATGTAGCAAGATATACTTGGGTATCAAATGCAGCACCAACCGCAGGCCAGGGTAGTGTTGGCGACATTTGGTATCAGACATTCTAATTATGCAAGTTAATGCACAGTCATATATTACGTCGATAACTTCGCATCCAGACTATTCTCATATAAATGATAATGCTGGAGGGTTAACTCCTTTGAAAATAGTATCTGCTTATAATATCCCAGCTAGTACAGGCGCTAATGTTAAAATTGGAATCGTTAGTTTAGACGGTGGGTGGAGCACTACTGATTTTAATAATTCAATCGCAGACTTGGGTCTGAGTTCGCTAGTAAATAGTGCTAATATTACTACTGTTTTAGTTGATGGAGCAACTGGTACATTTAGTAGTGACTTAAATTCATCAGCTGGCGGCGGAAGTATAGAAAATACATTAGACTTATATTGTGTAGCTGGCATGGTACCAAAAGCTAATATTGTTCTCTATATTGGAAAAAATGATTCAATTAATTATACTACAAATCCCAATACATCGGCATCATCGAATAGTACAACAAGTTTTGCTAACGTCATAAATCGTGCAGTAAATGAAAAATGTGATGTTATTACTGTAAGTTGGGGAATTGGGGAAATATTTAGTAATGTATATCCAAATTATTATTGCGGAGATTTCTTAGCTAGTCCTTTAGCTAATGCATCTGCCAAAGGTATTACAGTTTTAGTTGCTAGTGGAGATTTTGGCAGCGTCGGAAGCATTGCTGGAAATATTGTATCAGCACAATATCCTGCAACAAGCTCAAATGTAATAACTGTAGGAGGTACAAATTTAACACCAAACTATATACTTGGTAATATTAGGCTAGTTGAAACGGTTGAATATCGTGATCCAAATTTTGATAGTAGATTTGGTGGCGGTGGTGGCATAAGTTCTTTTATACCTTTACCAGATTATCAAAAAGGCCTAACATACCAACAATATTTTAAAGCCAACTCTACACCCGGCCCAGTAACCCCGTTAACGACTCGCGGCATTCCTGATATTGCAGCCGCTATGAATTCTTATGCATTGTGGTTCAATGGGTCCGTAACTTCTGTGGGTGGCACTAGTGCTGCTGCGCCGATCATGGCTGGAATGTTTGCTAGATTTATGTCAAACAATAGCGGACGTAGACCAATACCAAATGCTATACATAAAATATTATATAACAACCTTAATTCATATTATGATATTACAACAGGTAATAATGCCACTGTAACATATCTAAATGGTTACGCAGCTAGTTCTAACTGGGATCCAGTTACTGGCGTAGGTGTACCTTGGGGCAATTTAGTTTATCCAATGGTTACTAGCGGTGGGACAACCGTTAAAACAGCGGCAAATACCTGGGGCTATATAGCCAATATTCGAGTAAAGACTGATACAAATACCTGGAGTAATGTACGTGCCGTGTGGACTAAAACTATAAATGGTTGGCAACAATCATACTAATAAATACTATACTATGAGAATAACAGATATTATCCGCGGCATATTAGATCAAGTTGATGCTGAAGTAGCACAAAGCGCACAACAGCCCGAAATGGTTGTTGCTGTTCCTACTGAACAATCATGTGCGACATGTGGTTCTACTCCTTGTGCTTGCGAACAAGAACAACCAGACTTACTAGCGGTTATACAACAATTAGCCGGAGTTGAAGTTTCAGAACCAACATTAGGATATGCTAATCAACCTGAAGAACATGTAGCCCTAATTGGTGCAGCATTTCCCGGAGGCGACGACATGCACCATCGTAAGAACCCTGCGGACATTCGTACAAATGCTCCAAGCATGTATCCCGGATTTCAAGCGGAGAAACGCTAATGGCTAATATTACAATCACAGTCCAAAGTTTATTAAACACAGCGGTGTATAACAGTTACACTATCGACAACGGACAAACCATTGACCAATTGAAAACCGCTATCAATTCAGCACGTAGTTATAATTCAACCTGGTACGATATTGTATTAAATGGGTCAGTGGCTGCAGGTTCGGCAACACTAGCAAGCCTAGGTATTGTTACTGGAACACAATTACGTACACATAATAAAATTGGTCATCTGTCCACCAAACAAGCCAAGCAAACAGCCAAGTTGGCACTTGCTACCTTAGATAGAATTGCCAGTAGCGAACCAAGAACCACATTAGATACTACAGAATTACCTACAGTATATTCAGGTAATAATATCAGTGACAATGCCAACGTTGGGGGTTTAGTTATTGGCCGCCCTTGGAAGTAACCAATGAGTGCAAGCAACAAAGGACCCGGTGTTGATTCCAGGCTACAAAATTTAACCAACGCACTATATGTTGATGGCAACAATGACATTGTAGTACGCACAGGCT